ACCACACTTGCTATTGAACCATCTGTAAATGTGATAAATAATTCTCCTTCCAACTCCTTGTCAGGTTTGCCCTTATCAGGTTTACCTGGCTTTTCCTTGTCGTTATAAACTGATTCACTTACAGTTTCTGGCGGCCCTGCCTGTTCTGGTAGACTTACATGCGATGGCACCTTGTCGTGGGGTGATGCCATTGCTGTAAATGATACAATGAACAGTAACATAATTAAAATCGCAATGGTTTTTCTCAATCCTTTTGCTCCTCCTTGAATAATAATGGGGTAGAGGACGGGACTCGAACCCGCAAAGACAGGGACCACAACCCTGCGTCTATACCATTCGACTACCTCTACCAAGATGTGGCGACTCCACGGAGAATTGAACTCCGAACTTCAGGGCGACAACCTGATATTTTACCATTAAACTATGGAGCCTTATTTCCTTACATACCATCTTTCCCAATTATCTTGCGACATCCACTCTGGTTTTTCTGGACAATAAGATATGAAGGAGTGAATCTCACATGACTGGTACAGTTTTTTAAATCCACTATAGTTTGGAACATCATTAGCTTTTCTAATTTTCTTATTAGAGTATCTTTTACAGAATTTTTTATACTTAGAATGTACTGATTTAATAATAGCTGTTTTCTTATAGCTACGACTCACTTTCTAACCCCCTTAATTAAGGATTAGAAAATCATTCTCCTCTTCATGTTAACTACCTCCTATTCTGTAGGCTATTACGAACTTTCATTAGAATCAATCCCAAACGATTCAATCCAAATCCACTTTCAATATCTACTCCCCAGAAATCATCACCCCACCAGTTTCCCTCTATTAAAACAGCATCTTTAGTTTCTAATAATTGTTCTTTAAGACCAATATTTTGTGTAAATTTATTCATTACAATCTCTTCCATTATTGCAACTTTAACATCTTCCCAATCTTCTCTCAAAGGAATTCTTCTTCCTAATTTCTTAGCTTGACTTGGAGATAAAGTTTGAAACTTCTTTTTTAATTCTTTATCTTCTGTTTTAGCCGCTTGGAAAGCTGCCTCACTACTTTTAAATTTCATTCCTTCATACTCAACATCAGCATAATAGAAGTTACTCAAAAAACTATACTGCCCTTTAAATTGACTAATTACTACTGGCATTTTACTTCTCCTTTAAAAAAAAATAATGGTGGTGGCTTCAGGGATCGAACCTGACATCTCCGCCTTATCAGGGCGTTGCATTACCGCTATGCTAAGCCACCATATTTCTTATATACTAAAGAATCCTCCCCAGTATAGAAGACCAACTATTACGGCACTATTAACCAACGACATCCAGAAACTGTGTTTGCCCTTTTGTGGTTCTCCATGCTTTGCTAAATTAAGACCAAGCCCCATCACAATAAGACCTAGTAATATTATTTGCGGTATCCCAAAATACATTATAAATCCTCCTTAGCTCTAATAGTACAATCATCAAAAGCTGCCGCTATCAATACAAGTAAATGACCATTGTTTAAAGCCAGGTCTTCACCACAATCCATTTCTAAATACATTTGAAACAAATATGTTGCTTGCTCTCTATCTTTAGCAAGAATTGTAANATAATAAATATCATCATATCCGTTGTCATAGATACCAAGATACTTTTCCATANTGNTCTCCTTTTAATNAAGCAGGGACGCGTATGACTTCCATTCTCGNTTNNCATGTAATTAAAAAAATGTTCATAGCGTCCCTACTCTTAATGGTGGGAGTAGAGGGTATCGAACCCACTCGGGCGTGAACGAGAGTTTTACAGACTCCCCCGTCTCCTTAACGGTCTATACTCCCTTGTTTTTATTCTTTAGCGACTGACTAATTTTTAATTTTGTTTCCTCACTATGTTTTCGACCAAACATAGGATTGTTTTCTCCTTCATACTTTCCTTTTTTCCTTTCACTCATTTTTATTTTTGTCTTCTCACTATGTTTTTTCCCAAAGAAACTGTTATTTATACCCTGTTGTTTTTCACTCATTTTTTGTTTTGAGAGTTCTGTATGCTTTTTACCGAAAAATGGATTTGACTCTCCGGGACTACCTATGTTTAGACACAAATCTCTATCTGGATACCCAAAATCATTAGCATATTGTTTTTCTAAATCTAATAATTCTTTATAATTATTATTTACCTCTAAGATAGAAAATTCAAATGCTTGTTCTTGATACTTGTTCCATATATTTTGCAAGTATTGATTTTCATGTCTATTAGATCTTAAATATGCTTTGTGTTCTTTCCATCTTTGCTCAATATTTTTACTGATGCCAATATAGGTAGGAAACCATTTATTATGTTGCATAAATTGGACACAATACACACCCATTGTCATAAACCACACCTACCCATGTTTTTCTGATATAATCTCTACAGGGTGACCTAATTTCTCTTCTATTTCTTTTAAGGTCATTTTTTTAGTTTTATTTTCTGTTGTTATAATTTCACCTTCAGGAATGGTACTAAGTAAAGAAAAAGATATTGTACCTGTGGGATAATATATCACACTAGTATGAGATAATTCAAAAGCCTGAAAATTAGCCTGTATTTCTGATAAATCAATCTTATGAAAGGTCACAATACGATCGTTGTCTTCTACTTTCAACTCCATAAACCACTTATTATTTTCTTCATATAAATTCACTTTAGGTTTACATATTGGAATTACTATTTCTTTAATTTGTGGCATTATCTTTATTCTCCTTCCCCTCAATAACTGCATAACTAATTGTAAATTCAGACCTTCGCCTTTCCATGCTCTTGCCTTCTTTATTCGTCCAATAGCGAGATAAGCCTGAGCTTCGGGGAGCTACCCCTAACTTTCTTACCCCGGTCCGTAGACCCAAGACTATAGAGGACTGCTTACCTCCAACTTTCACCCATCTTCAGTTTCTTAATAGATATTCTATCTATCACAGTATAGTGTGACGGCTGGGCTACTCGTGCCAAACACTCGTGTTATACCCTGATTTCTCAGGCTCATCGCCAACAGCTTAGTTGGTGTTTCCAGACATTGGCTCGGGCTACCAACCCGCAGTCTATCTGGATTCTTCCCACTGGGCGTCTATTGTCGCTGCCACGAGGTTTGCGACTTAAGTCAGACAAGCTACACAGAACCACACCTTAGCGTTGGGACTTCGCCCCTTCTCCTATGACCTCACAGCCACAGAAATGCTACCTTAATCAGTATCCCAATTAAGAATCACACGCTTTCCGATGCGTCTCAGCAGGGCTGACAAACCCCTCTGCACTGAGTTGAATTTACAATTAATTATGAAGTTATTAAAGAACCATGAAACTAAATGGTCGGAGTGACAGGATTTGAACCTGCAGCCCCTACATCCCAAATGTAGCGCTACCAAATTGCGCCACACCCCGTTGTTTGCCGCTTTAAACCCCTAAACTTGCGGCGTGAGTTTTTCTCGGGCTGATGTGACAGCAACGCTGGCCCAGACCACGGCGGGGAATCCGTTTTAAGCCCTTATGTCATGACGTCTGTTTTTCCGTATGAATCACTAGTTCATATTCCAGAACAGACAAAAAACTGGAGGATAGCAGCTGATAACTGCATTATAAACAATGGCTGGGGTAGTAGGACTCGAACCTACGCTAACCTGATTAACAGTCAGGCGCCTTACCTACTTGGCTATACCCCATGGCGCTGGGCAGAGGCATCGAACCCCTAACCTGAGCTTTACAAGAGCCCTGCTCTCCCAAGTTGAGCTAGCCCAGCTTATCATATTTCTCTCTAGGAAGGCGGTTCCACAGTGCGCATAAGTTTTTATCTAACTCATACGCATGCTTAACTACAAACCCCAAATACGTAATAGATGTATGATGTTTATGTTTATCCTCGTCTTCCAATTCTTTCTTTAATTTTGCAGCGTTTGCTCGCAGATCTTGTAAGGCTTCAGACTCAATCATCATAACTCTCACCTTCCTAAAGTAATAATCTTGGTTGCGGGAGTGGGATTCGAACCCACGACCTTCAGGGTATGAGCCTGACGAGCTGACCTGACTGCTCCATCCCGCTATGTGGAGCGGATAAAGGGAGTTGAACCCTTACCCCTTGGTTGGAAGCCAAGGATTCTACCATTGAACTATACCCGCTCACTTTATTCTTTTTAAGTTCTCATGCTCTTGTGGCATAATGAAAGCTGTAAATTCAACACCTTCATCTTTGTTCTCTAGCCACTTTTTAATACCCATAACTAAAGAGTTATTATCGAATCCAATAGGCACTGCATTATCACCATCATACATAGCTTCCTTATGGTCGATGTAATAACCACTGGTTTCTCCGCATCTACACTGTGTAAGGAATCGTTTCAAGTTAAAGATGTCATTACATTTTAGGCAGATTAACAATTTCATACTACTCTCTTACCTTCCTCATAGGTTTCTAATTCAGCTTGAATTTCACTTACAGCTTTACGAAAATTTCGTTCTTGTTGACAAAAACTACACAAACATTCTCCTTCTTTGACTTCCTCTGGTAACCACTTGTCAATAAACTTCTTATACTGACCACGACTACCAAATAATTTCTTCATCACAGCCATCGCAAATCCAATTTCTGGCTGGAATTCATCACCATCAGTTGTCTTAACAACAACTTTAGTACCATCTTCAAAAATTACAATAGTAGCTGGGTCATTGAAAATAACCTTTTGGACACTATCAATCATTACTTTTTCGGCTACTGGTTGTTCTGGTTGCCACTCTATAAATTTAATCTCATCACAAGTAAATGTTATAGTGGCTCCTTCTTCAAATAATCCCATAATAAATTCTCCTTTTTTTTAGGTAAGTGGTGGGCGAAGAGGGACTTGAACCCTCACAACCTAAGTTCTGGGCTTTTAAGACCCATGCGTCTGCCAAATTCCGCCATTCGCCCACAATGGTGACGGGTAGGGGAATCGAACCCTCTACTGGTGGCTTGAAAGGCCGCCGTACTTACCGTTATACGAACCCGCCACGTTATTCACTATATATATTATATCATAAAATTTCGATTTTGTCAAGGATTATTTTATAATTGTTTCTCTAGCTGCCTATCCTTCTTGTCCCGCCACTCATTAATTTTCATTTTCTTTTTTCCATTCTCTCGCCTTGTAGCACGAGCCATCTGGCGGGCATTCTTACGACCTGGATTTTTCTTCATAGTAGCCTCCTTTACATTATACCTAATCTTATCCAACAGTAAGCCACAACTATCAGGACACTACCAAAAGCAAATAGTAAATCCCTCACGGTGATACCTCCATCAAGACAAGTTTTTGTCCTAACCCTAACCCAAGGCGACCAGGACCGTACTCTGTAAAGTGTTCCTCACATAGATAAGCCCAATGTCCATATACAGTACGGCAATCATAGACTGCAGGCGTTGCATTACCATCTTTCTGGCAGTAATTACAGTTTGGGATTTCAGGAACCCGAGCAGTCTTCATCATTGTCGCCTCCTAATGCTTCCATATGAGTCTTACCCACCAATAGCACACCTACAATAACAGCTATTCCATAGACGGCGAATAATATAATCATATCTAGCATTATTAATCTCTCCTTTTCTCACTTTCTATATATATTATACCATGAAAATGAGAGCTTGTCAAGAAGAATCTTTTGGAGAAAATTACCATGCTTTTGGTCTTCCCTATTATTATATTTTTATTATTATTTTTTTTATTATTGATGTTGTACAAGCCCATACTGAAGTGTTGTATAAACGCATACTAGTATGTGTTTTAAGAATTCTTCTTGTGTGAGCTTATGTGTTACACTGCCGCTACCATTCAATGAAATGTCTTTTCCAATCATAAGGTAAGCGGAAATATTTACTGTCATCAATATCTAAAATGCGACTAATTTTATTTTTATATAGCAATGTCCAAAATGTTGAAAATCTATAAGCTGGTGGCTCAGGACACTTTCCAATTTTAGGATTTGTTAGATATTGATAAGCATGATACAATTCGTGAAATAAAATATAAACAAAATTTGTTTTAAATAGATTTTCATTTGGGGTGAACTGTGAATGTATAAAAACTTTAGGATATTCTAAAATGGTGAAGTCTATTAATTTGCCTTTGCTATTGTAAAAATTTTGTATCCTTATATGACAACGACCAATACAACCTTGGAAAATTATCATAGGATCTACACCTGTAAGAATATAATCTTCATCACGAAATAAGTTACCAATAATTACCCTACATTCTAAATTGTGAAATTTCTTAGGTAGTAACATAATACATTCTTGAATTTGCGACTGAGTAATTGGTATATGATCTCTTATTTCAATACTAATCATTTTATTATTCTCCTTTAGCTCTGTTTTGCTTTCCACTCATGAATTGGATTAATCCTACCTATATGCCAGCCCTGACAAGTGTTACAGAAATACGGCTGACAACGAACCAGATGATTCTCAGCGATAGAAATTGAAGCTAAATGTTTCGACCCAAATCTAACCTTCTGAAAGCAAGCTCTTTGCATACCAATCTCCTCCTTATCAGAATCCAGCATTAGTGTTAGACTTTTCATAAGTATCCTTTATCTGTTGGCGGACATTCTTCCCAGTGTGACTGACTCTAACTTGGGATTCTTTTTCGTATAATTTTGTTTCTCCTTTTTCCACAGTTTCTTCAAAGAAGTCTTGGTTCTCATAGCATACCCTAATGTGTGTTCTTTTGGGCATACCCCTTTGCGATAACTCAATTAGCCCTTTGTCTTCTAAAACTTTGTAAAGTCTTTTTAAACTACGTTCTGATATTCCGGTTCCTGAACTCATATCCTTATTTGTGTTAAAAAAGAATCCATCTTTCGTCATCATCTTCCTTGAGTTAAAGTAGTGTTCACGTTGTAGTATTTCACTGAATAAGATGGCGGCTTCAACCCCTAACTCATGGGCTAAACTCTTGGGTAACATAATAAAACCAGGAGCTATAGCGTGTTCAAGCCAAGGATGAAGATTTTCATTCACTGCCATTGCTTCACCCCTTATATATAATACTCTTGAATCTTTGATACCCTTTCATCTATTGCTGTCATCATCTTACTTTCGCCTTCTACTATTACACTACCCAATGTAGATAATGCATTGTCATCAACATTAATTTTTAAATGCATTCTACGAGGCATACCTTTATAGGCAACGTCTATTAACTCTAATTCAACCAAAGTATCTAATGATTTCATAATTTTGTTCTTACCTAGTGTAGTAAAAATAAAAATGTCTTCAAATGTGGCGGAGAAGAATCCATCTGTTTTATCACTTGTGTTTTCTAGTAGTTGTAATGCACCGTAAACTATAGCTACATCGGCACCAACCGTATGAGCCATAGGTAAATTAAATAATAAGTTGCGAGCCGTTATATCGTACATAAAAATATTCCCCTTTCACATGGTGTATATATATTATACCATAGAATTTGAGTTTTGTCAAGTCCATGTTTATTATGTTTACTATTGTGTGCTTTCGTGTTACACTGCCGCAGTTCTGCCGTCATTTCCTTTTTTTGACAGGGATAATTTCACTGAAAATACTTCTTGACAAGACAAAAGAATTATGGTATAATATATATAGAAAGAAAAAAAGGGGTGAGCTGTGTTATGGAAGGTTTACTTCACGATATTAAGATGACCTTACAGACACTAATACAGGACATCAATCTCCACATGAGATGTACGGACTGTGTTTGTTTAGTAGAGTATGATGGAGACTGGTTTTGTGATCAACTAGATCAGTTAGTGAGTTTAGTAATAGATTGCCCAGAGGATTTAAAGGTGATCGAATGATTCGGTGGAAAGAACTACATGATGGTGATTACTATTGTGAACACTGTGGAAGCGGTAAGATAGAGGCAACCGTAGTTAAAGGAGAGTTCAGTGACGCTGATGGCAATAGGGGTGTGGATATACTGTACCTGTATTGTCAGGTGTGTCAGTATGAGGTAGATTTTAGACTAACATAAAAGGAGGCATAGACATGGAAACACCCATTTATTGTATTGATCGAAAGCAATTACAAGGTGATGATATTATTGTAATGTCCGGTATTGAAAGGCGACCATTTACAGAAGACTTGAGATCTTTATACTTAATTGAAGCAGACCCGCCAGCAGAACTGACTATGAATGATTTATTATACGGAGTATTTACTGCACCAGCAGAAGAGTATGTTTTTATTATTCCTTTAAAATATATATCGCGAATAAAAACATTTCATTGCGATAGGTGTGGTATGCTACATGATGCAAAGGCTTTAAGGGCTATTGATATTGGTGTATATAATGACTGAAATGGGGGATATATAGCAATGGGTAGTATTGTATATAAGTTTGAAGATGGTAATATAGACTATAATAAAATTATTATGCTTGGACACGGGGAAAGATTGGGATTCAGAGAAGAATTTAAAGAGCTGTATTTCAATGAAGTAGACCCACCAGTGAGTCTTACAATTAATTTTATAACGCATGGTGTGTTTACTACTACTACAAATACTATGTTTGCTATTATTCCTTGGGATTATTTAACTAGAGTAGAGCTACTTCGTTGTCGATGCGGAATGAATTATGATACAGATACTATGCAGGCAATTCGTTAGACATTGAGGAGGCGTCCATCATGTTGAAGAAAAACTTTGTAAAGTTTCTTAGTCCTGGAACTTTTATGTCAGAATATACTACAAAAGAAATTACTACCTGGAATGTTGATGAAGCTATTGAAATGCATAAAGATATTGTGGAACGGTATGGTGCCAAACCGTATGCTTTTATGTTTGTAACAATAGGAAGAGCCGATGATGAGTTGAATAGTCGTGTATTAGATCAAAGTAATCTATATTATATCAATGGTAAGATACAAACGCTAGAAGAAATTAAAGCAAAGAATGACCCAGAAGACAGAATATTAATAGGTAATATGGAAAGAAATGGCTGGGATAAAGTTGTGGTAACATACTCACCTTATCGTTGGACTATGCCTCTTATGGAAGGCGATATTGTCCTAAATATTGAGTGATATACCATTAAGTTCCAGAAAAAACTTCTTGACAAGTCTCAAAAAACATGATATAATAAGTATAGAAAGATAAAAAAACAATAAACAAGGAGGAATTACAGCATGGCAGCGGTGAAACCTGATAAGATTAGGGAAGAGTTTTATGACTTCGTAGTGGCGGGCTTAGCTACACAAGAACTTACTCCTGTTGGAAGAAGCAAAGAAGGATTGGTGTATGAAAATCACATTGATGGTGAGCATATCGTGGTGAAAGTCATCAAGAAGAAGAACCAAGTATCGGAAGATGACATGGGTGACGTGACCACATACGGCGAAAAGCTGGCGGAGTATGAGGCGGCAAAAGCAGAGAAAAATAAAGAGAAGGAAGAGGAAGACGAAGGTAAAGAGGAAGGCTTCCAAGCTGCTTAGTAACTATGTCAATACAGGGGCAACACCATGTCCCTGTATTGTCGTGGCTAACTAATTAGTTGACAAAATTGGAATTTTATGGTATAATTATATCATATGAGAGGAGTTACTTCATGGTAATTCTTGCGAAGGAAGAATTTGTACACAAATTTATGGAAGACCAAGCTAAAAGACAAGAGGCAAAAACTAAGAAAAAAGTAAAAACAGCAATGCCATTCAAAGAGGAAATTTACAATGATGTTAATAGGGTTGTTAAAACCAAGTTTAAAGAAGCTGTAACTACCAAGGATAAGGAGTTAGTTGTTACAACAGACATTGGTAAATTTTCTATAAAGGTGGTGGAGAAGAGGGTTCGTGTACCCTTGGAAGATCAGGAGATTAAGAAAGAGGCGTTTAAATCAGATGTATATGAGTCGCTTCTAAAATATTACAAGGACACAGAGAAGAGAGAAGTTTTCTTCTCAAAAGAAGGAGTGGTGATTCGCAGAGGAGAGGCGGACTACACTATTAAAATCACTAAGAAGAAAAAGTAATGGGGGCATAGCTCAATTGCGCAGAGCTCTGGTGTTACATACCAGAGGTTAGAGGTTCGAGTCCTCTTGCCCC